GAAAGGTGATAAAAATAAATAGTGGAATTATAAAATAATTTGTGAAAATTATGCGTTATTTATAAATACTGCTATTATTTATTTACATATGGATATTCAAAAAACGTATTGGCAAAACAGCGAGAATTCAATGGCTCTCCATTTCCCTATTACAAAGGTTAACAGAGAGAAAAGAACCGTATCTGGCTGGGCATCGTTAGATAATGTTGATCGTCATGGAGATATTGTAACTAAAGATGCAAATAAAAAAGCATTTGGTAATTTTAGAAAAAATATTCGTGAAATGCATGGTCCTGTTGCTGTTGGTAAAATGGTTAATTTTAAAGAAGATACATTTTTTGATCCAGAGACACAAAAGAGATATAATGGAATTTATGTAACTGCTTATATTTCAAAAGGTGCTCAAGATGCCTGGGAAAAGTGCCTAGATGGAACTTACTCAGGTTTTTCTATTGGTGGAAACATTAATGATGCAAAAATGGAAAAAGTTGATGGAGATAATGAAACTCGTAGAGTTATTCATGATTATGATTTACACGAACTTTCACTTGTAGATTCTCCAGCAAATCAATTAGCTAATTTTATGTCTATTGAAAAAAATACAGATGGCTCTTCTTTTATTAAAGGAATGATAGCAGATGTAATAACAGAAAATGTTTTTTGGTGTAAAGAAGATGAAGTAGCATCAACATCAGAGCACACAACAAAAAATTGTGTTGTATGCGAAGATCCAATGATTAATATTGGATGGGTTGAACAAAAAGATTCAGAAAAGTTTGAAGCAATTGAAAAAGTAATTGATTCTTATTTTAAGAAAGATGATGCTCCAACATCCGATCACACTGCTGGCGAGACAGCAGCACCAGGTTTGGCAGGTAATGTAATTGCTAGTGATACTTCAATTAATCTTTATCCTGATCAAAATACAAAGTCAAAGATCACTTTAAGTGACGGGCTTAAAAAGAGTGATGATATTTCACTCAACGAAGGAGGTAACAAAATGGCAGAAGATACAAATGCAGAAGTTGCAGAAGTTGCAGCAGATGTAGAGACTCCAGCCGAAGAAGTTTCAACTGTTGAGGCTACTGCAGAAGATACCAGCATTGAAAAGGCTGCATCAATTTCTGAAGTTGAAGATACTCTTGATTTTGAGAAGGCACTCGGCAACCTGAAGACCTTCCTAGGTGAGTCTATTGAAAAGAACTATTCTCTACAATCTGCAACAATCGCAGATCTCAAGAAAGTTGTTGACGCAACTAATGGTGAGCTTGCAAAGATTAATTCTTCACATGAGGATTTGAAGAAAGCTTATGCAGAGCTTCTAGAGAAAAATGAAACACTAACAAAGACAGTTGAGGATCTTGGTGGCAAGATTGAATATGTTGACCATCAGCTCAAGGGATTTGAATCCGCAACTGCAGTACAGAAGTCCGTTGGGGTTTCCGCTCCATCGGGTCAAAAACCAAAACAAAGTATATGGCAAGGTGCTTTCCTCAGTGCTTCAGATATATAAAAAATACAGAAAAAATAAGGTGGTGAAATAATAAATGAGTAATGAACTTCTACAAAAAGTAATTGATACAACGAACCTCGGTTCTTCAGCAGTCAATGCTTCCGCTGATTCCTCTACCCTTTCAGGTAATGGTCTCCTATATCCAGATCAGGCTAATCGCTTCTTGGATTACATGTGGGATGCAACAATTCTTGCTAAGACAGCCCGCACGATTCGTATGCGTTCAAACACAACCGAGATTGATCGTGTTGCAGTTGGACAACGTATCATGACAGTTGCACAAGAAGAGAATCCACGTGATTTCGTGGCAGCTACTGGTACATATTCTAACGCTAATGGAACAACTTTCACAGCACAGAATGCAACCTTTAACAAGGTCTCTCTTACAACTCGTAAACTCCGTCTTGACTGGGAACTTTCAGCAGAATCTCTTGAAGATAATATTGAAGGTCCAGATCTAGAGGATCACATTGCGCGTCTTATGGCTACCCAGGCTGGTAACGATATTGAGGATACCCTTATTAACGGTACTGGAACTGGTTCAGGCTTGATGTCAGCATTTGCAGGTTTCCGTCAATTGGCTCTTAGCAACGCTCACGTTGTTGATGCAGCTGGTTATGGACTTGACAAAACAATTTTCAACCAAGCAATTAAGACAATGCCTCGTAAGTATAAGCAACGTCGTAACCAACTCCGATTCTTCACAGGATCTAACTTGGTTCAAGACTATCTCTTTAATCTTACATCCATGACAAGTGGTGGCTTCAATCCGTTTGATATCGCTTCAGGTATCCTACGTGGTGATGTTGCTGCTAACGATGGTGGCCCAGGTACAACAACTCCATTTGCATTCGGTATCCCTGTTATCAACGTTCCGTTGATCAACGAGACACAGACCTACAATGGTAGTGCAAATACAGGTGATCTTCACTTGACATTCCCGCAAAACTTTATCATTGGTATCAAGCGTGATGTAACAGTCTATCGCTTGTTCCAACCAAAGAAAGATACAATTGAATACACACTATTCATTCGTGTCGGTTGCGTAATGGAAAACTACGATGCACACGTCATCGTTAAGAACATTGCTGTTGCAGGTTCTGTAATGACTTCAAATTCATTCGGATCAGCAACAAACGGTTCAGGTATTACTGGTGGAGCAAACGCTGCACCATATACCGATACATACTAATATTAATTAGTTGCAAGGCGGGGGACTAGCGATAGTCCCCTTAGCCATTTAATGATATAATTAACAATGACGAGAGGAAGTCAAATGTCATTTACAGATCTAAAAGTTACAGAATTAAGAAAAGTAGCAGAAGCTTTTGCTATTGATGTATCAGGACTTAAATCTAAGCCTGAGATTATCGCTGCAATTGAAGAAGAAGGAATTACCTATCAAATGTATTCTAAGTTTGATAGTACACAAAAGGAAGAAATTAAAGTTCCAGAAGCTGAAAAGCAAAAGAGAGAAAAGAAAATTATGAACACAGCAAATCAAGTGCTTGTAAAAATGGAAAGAAATAATCATTCTTTTCAAATAGGAGAGTATGTATTTACTGCAGAGCATCCATTTATTGCTATGTCAGAAACAGAAGCTCAAAGAATTTTTGATTCAGAGTTTGGTTTCCGTATTGCAACTCCACGTGAAGCTCAGGAGTATTACGCTTAAAAAATAAATAGGGGGTGTCGTGAGTGCAAACAATCAACACAAATAGCCAGGCAAAAATATATTTACAGGTATACGATAACGGCGTGTTATCACAAGCTGATTCTTTACCGACTTTATCTGTCTTTAATGCAGATAGTGATATTTATAACCCTGGCGGTGTTTTAAGCCAGACACCCCTCTATACAAATTTGTCTGCCTTTGATGAACCGCAGACTGGAATGTATTCTTTTACATTAACTCCAAATATGACTGAAATTAATATGGTATTAGAAGTTCAGTGGTCATATTCTTTAGGCGGGCTTGATGTAACTCAAACTGATTTCTATGGTATTGAAACTCCGTATGCAACAATTCCAGAGACAATAGATTTTCTAGGATATAGTCCTGTTGAAACTGATTCAAATTATATGGATCCATCAATAATTGTAAAAACTGAAAAAATGGCTAGAACCATTATTGAAGGATATACTGGTATTAAATTCTATAGGTATTATAGTGGACAAGAGATTTATGGAATTGGTGCTAATACCATCCAACTCACAGAAAAAATGCTTTCATTAGATCAAATCTATGAAAATGAAATTTTAGTTTTTGATAACACTCAAACACCAACCTATAATACTTTTGGATATAATACTGAAATTAGTCCAACAGGATATCAAATTCGTATCTGGTGGCCTGGTTGGGCAAATGGGTGGGATAATCAGATGGATCCGACCATATATGAGTATGGAAGATTCAGGGACAGATATCTTTATCGCTTCGTAGGTGAAATTGGATATAAGTATGTACCAGAAGATATCAAGTTAGCATCAATGCTACTGCAACAAGATATTTTGGCTAAAGACTATAATTGGAGAAACAAATATTTGTCTCAAGTTACTCTTAGTGAAATTACACTTAGAATGGCTGCGGGAGCATTTAACGGTACAGGAAATGTTATGGTAGATAACATTCTTGATCAATATCGTAAAGCAAATATTGTTATAATATAATGTTTAATGGAATAGATACTTCGTTTATTGGGACAACTATGAATATGAAAGCTGATGTTTATATTCAGCAAAATGTTCAAGATCCAAATACAGGTGCAATTAAGCGTGAATGGCTTTATGCTAAAACTATTCAATGTAAAATAGAGCCTATTAAAAGTCGTGGAGCATCTTCAAAAGGTGATAATAAAGCTTTTGCAAGAACCTCTGATATGGATTATGATGAGAAGATACAGCTAAAGATGTATTCGCTAGAGCTTATGAGTAAGCGTTGGCGTATTGAGAATATTAGAACTAGTGACAACCGTCAAGTTTTTGTTGAAATAGATAAAATTGATCAACCAGATACTAAGTTTGAAGTCACAGCATCACATGCAGTTCTTGACCCTTTTGGCAAGATAACATTCTATGACACAATTCTTCTAAGATCTGAGATGCAAGATGACACTAAAGCTTGAGATTGATACCAATAACCTAAAAGCAGACTTAAATGAATTTGTTGCTAGCCTAGAAGAAATGACTGGTCCTGGAGTAGTTGGAGCAATATCTCGTGCAACATTTTCAATAACTGGCGAAAGATTTATGATTGCTGCAGATAACTATGCAAGAGCAAATCCTAAGAAAATGCATCATGTTTATGAGTGGGGTAAAATAGGTAATAAAATAGGAAGACTTTTTGTTCTGGAAAGATCTTTACTTGTAAATGGAAATCTTTTAATAACTACAAACTTTTTGCCATCAAAAATGCCAGTACCCATTAATAAAGAATTACTTATCCCTGGCAGAACAGGCAAAGCAGTATCAAGAAAAAGTATTTTTGCCAATAAAGCAAAGGTTATGGAAGCAGGAACTCCAGTCTCATTTACTGCAAAAAGAGTTTTATCAATTGTTGGTAATAACGGAATAGTTTTTATAGCCCCAGGAACACAAATAAAGATTCTTCATCCAGGAGGACTAAAAACAAAAAATGCATTCGCATCATATATAGTTGAATGGTATACTAAAAATGCAGGTGCAATTATGGATTCCTCTGGACTATATGAGATGATATCTGATGAAGTGTCAATAGTCATGAGTTCAAATAATTATGGGGTCACGCAGGTTAGAGCAGCAGTAGAAAGTGTTGCTGAAAAGTTTGATAAAGGAGCGAATATTAAATGACAGTAGATTATTCATATGTTGCAGCATTTGATGTAAGAAATGCTATATGGACGGAATTACAAAATGTAGGTCTATTAAATTCTAAAGATTATATGGCTGACGGATTTAACTATCCACTAGTCCCTATTATTCCTTCCCAACAAGTTCCAGAATTTAATAATTTGCTCCCTGGGAAAACATATATGACTTACGATATTATTCAAAAACCAGTCGGGCCACAATGGTGGATTTCAGAAGAAACTATGGTCATGCAAATAATATCAAGAAGTAATTCTGAAATATTGACAATCATTAACTTTCTAACAGATCTTTTTAGAAGATATGATCTATCTGCACTTGACGTAAATAGCCTAGCACAGTCAAATAATAGTCCTTTTAAGTTCTTTAATTTCAGGATAGAATCAGCAAACCCTGTTCAACCATTTATAGATGAAGGCGGGTTTATGAGCGGAGACTTCTCCTTTATATACACGTATACACGCTC